TGGTGCTAAATGGCAACAAGAAAAAAGTTATAGTGAGGAAGAAATGATATCATTTGGAGAGTTTATATTTAAACATACGCTATTAGCACATTCCAAAGGAGTTAAAAATTTATTTGAACAATTTAAAAAGAAATAGTTATGAAATATATTTTAGTATTAATAGCTTATGAATTTATTAGAGAAAAATTAATATCTTTATGGTATTACTTAATTAAAAAAGGAAACGAATGACAGCAAAAGAAAAATCAAATGAATTATATAGTAAGTATGATGATTTATTAAACAAAGATTTTATGAATCCTATTGTATTTGATAATCAAATAAAACAATGTGCATTAATAACAATAAATTTAATAATAGAAGTTGCTTGTGATTATAGTGACTATGATGAAACAGTAACAAAAGAATATTGGGAAAAAGTAAAAATAGAAATAGAAAACTTATGACACCACAATATAGAGCAAACATACTTTACAATAAGTATAGCAAAGAATATAATAGATTTGTTGTATCAGGTTATATTAAACAAGGTTATGATGAATGGAAACAAATAGCTATTGAATTAGGTAAGTTATATAAACAATGATAACAATAAAAAGAAATAACTATACTTTATTGTTAAGTGAAAATTGTTGTGAAATATTTTATTATTATTCAGTTAAAGAAATGCACGGATTAAATTGTTATGATTGTGAAGAATATAAAAATTCAAAACAAGATGCATATATTTTTGGATGGTCAAATTATATCCCAAAAAATAATAATAATTATAATCAAGGTGATGAAAGATTTATATTTATTAATTTACAAAGATGTAATAATGACTTTGAAACTTTTGGTTGTGTATTTCACGAACTAATGCATCATTCTTTTGAATTACATAATTATAATATAGATTTAGAAGAAGATATAATTAGTTGGGCAGAAAAAGAAAGTCACCAAGTTTTTTCTTTAGTTATTAATAATATCAAATAACAATAAACAAAAACTATTATTTTTAATTTGAATAATCAAATTTTTTCAAGATGAATGATAATAACTATGGTGGCAAAAGAGAAGGTGCAGGTAGACCATCAAAAGCAGAAGAAGTAAAACTAATTGAAAGATTAAAACCATTAGAAGAAAAAGCATTTAAAGCATTAGAAGCTGGATTAGATGCTGGTGATTTTAAATTCACACAATTATTTTATAACTACTATGCTGGTAAACCAAGAGAAACAAAAGATATAACTTTAACAAATGAACAACCTATCTTTAATATTGATTTAGATGAAGTTTAAGACACTATCTTATGGAGTTTATACTTACTACTGCAATTAAAAAGTTATTGCGTTTAAAGAAACGTATTAAAGTTATTAGAGGAGGCACGAGTGCAGGTAAGACTTTTGGAATTCTACCTTTGCTAATTGATAAAGCAATTAAAGAACCTAATTTAGAAATTAGTGTAGTATCTGAAAGCATACCACATTTAAGAAGAGGTGCTTTAAAAGACTTCTTAAAGATTATAATGGCATTAGGTAGGTATAATGATAGTCAGTTTAATAAGTCTACTTTAAAGTACACATTTGCAAACGGAAGTTATATTGAATTTTTTAGTGTAGACCAGCCAGATAAATTAAGAGGTGCAAGAAGAAATATATTATATGTAAACGAGTGCAACAATATAGATTTTGAAAGTTACTATCAATTAGCAATTAGAACAAGTGGTGATATTTGGTTAGACTATAATCCTACTTCAGCATTTTGGGTTGATAAAGAAATACTAACACAATCAGATGTTGATTTTATTACATTGACTTATTTAGACAATGAAGCATTATCAGAAACAATAGTTCAAGAAATAGAAGCAGCAAAAGTAAAAGCATTAACATCTACATATTGGTCAAACTGGTGGCAAGTTTATGGGTTAGGTCAAACAGGTAGTTTAGAAGGTGTATGCATTCCAGATTGGCAAGAAATAGATTTACCACAAGATGCAAGAATATTATGTTACGGAATGGATTTTGGTTATAGTAATGACCCAACAAGTTTAGTTACAATGTACAAATATAATGATGCTTATATATTTGATGAAGTAATTTATAAGAAGGGATTATTGAATAGCGAAATATCAAATCTATTAAAAGCAAATAATGTAAACGAAATTGTTTACGCTGATAGTGCAGAACCAAAATCAATAGCTGAATTAAACAGTTATGGTCACAATGTGTTACCAGTTACAAAAGGAAAAGATAGTATCTTATTTGGTCTTAATTTAATTAATCAAAACAAAGTTTATGTTACATCAAGAAGCAAAAACTTAATAAATGAATTAAGGAACTACATTTGGCAAACAGATAAGACAGGAATTAAAATGAATAGGCCAATAGATGCATATAACCACGCAATAGATGCTATGCGATATGCAATGACAAGTCAATTAGAAAATCCACATAAAGGTAATTACTTTATATACTAATAACATTATATTGTTATTTTAAGTGTATTTAATACTTTTAATATTTAAAATATATTCAAAATAACATTATAATATCATTTTACTAATGACATACGGACAAATAATAGCAGCAATACAATGTTATATACACCATATGACTGATAAAGAAGTTCAGATTAACTTACCAAGAAATGTAGGTGAAATAAAAAAGATGAAACAAATGTATAATGTAGCAGCACAATATTTAGAATAATGAAAGAAGAAGAAGAAGATTTGATATTTGAGAATATGGAGTTTGAACAATGTGATACAAGATATGAAATAATATCTATGTGCAATCAAGCATTAAGTTCAGTTGAAGGTTTTGATACAGGAATGATAAGCAAAGAAGATGCATTTAAGATTAAAGAAATAAGAAGAAAGTCTTTAGCTTTAATTGATTTACATATTGGAATGATATATGATGAAAACTTTGAAACGTAACTTATAAGTTACTATGTTAAATAAATGTTAAAATGTATTTCATTTAAAACAAAATAATTATATTTGTAACAAATAACAAACAAATGAAAACATATATGACAAAGTATTGCATAACTTACTGGACTGAAAGAAATGATGAAAGTACAGATGTAGAATTAATAATCTATGCTTATAATGAAATAGATGCACAAAGAAAATTCTATGATATGAATATAGTACATAAGAAAATAGAAAGTGTAAAAGAATTGGTTTAAATTTAGGTTAATAATGGTTGAAGAAAGACTTGCAGAAATGTAGGTCTTTTTTCTTTTTAATAGCTTTGCTATTTAGTTTAATACAATTTAGACTTTATTTTATTTTTAAATAAAAAACAATGAAGTTACAAATTACCATACCAACAAGTTTATCAGAAATAACATTAGAACAATATCAAAAGTTTTTATCAATAGCTAAAGATAATCCTGATGGTGAATTTCTTCAACATAAAATGGTAGAAATATTTTGTGGTATAGATTTAAAGAATGCTGCTAAAATAAGTTTTAAAGATGTTAATGAAATAACAACTAATTTATCAAATCTATTCAATCAAAAATATGATTTGAAAAGAACGTTTAAATTAGGCAATACTGAATTTGGTTTTATAACTAACCTTGATGAAATAACATTAGGTGAATATACTGATTTGGATAAGTACATAAGTAATTGGGATATGATGCACAATGCAATGGCAGTATTATATAGACCAATAACAAAGAAGTTAAAAGATAAATATCAAATAGAAGAATATAATGGCAGCTATACTTATTGTGATGCTATGAAGTTTATGCCAGTTGATGTAGCATTAGGTGCAGTGGTTTTTTTTTACAATTTAGGCAACGAATTGTTGAAGTCTACGATACATTATTTGGAGAACAACAAGGAGTTTCAGAATATAGTAAACAATCACAATTTGGAAGTAAATGGGGTTGGTATTCATCATTCTATGCTTTGTCTCAAGGAGATGTTAGAAGATTTGAAGATGTTTCCAAACTTCGATTATCAGTTGCATTAACATTTTTAACATTTGAAAAAGAAAAGAACCAAATAGAAACAGAATTAATAAAAAGATAATGAGAGGATTTTACCAAGTTACAACAGCAATTAAAGACCAACTATATAAAGATATATTTGTTAATACAGTTTCTTCAGGTGATATATTTGAAATTGATTTAAACAAACAAACTATATTCCCTTTATCACATATAATAGTAAACAATGCAACATATAATGGCAACACTTGGTTGTTTAATATATCAGTTCTATGTATGGATGTTGTAGACTTTAGTAAGACTGAACAAACAGACCAATTTTTAACAAATGATAATGAACAAGATGTTTTACATACACAACTAATGGTTATTAATAGATTATTAGAAGTATTAAGAAGGGGAAGTTTATTTGATGATTTATATCAGTTATCAGGCACACCAAATTGTGAACCATTTGTAGATAGATTTGAAAATAAAATAGCTGGATGGACAGTTACATTTGATGTTATGGTTAGTAATGAAATGACAAGTTGCGAAAATGAATGCTAATAATTTAACATCTACTAAAGAAGTTTTAGAAGCATATAAAAAATATGTTATTCAACAAGCAAGAAGTAATTTATCTAAAGGCAATAAAAACGTTTCTAAACAACTTTATAATCAAATCAAAGGTGAAATACTATTTGAGAATAATTATTTCTTATTAGGCTTTGAAATGCCTGATTATGGCTTTTATCAAGATGAAGGTGTTAAAGGTGCAGACCCTTCACAAGTATCAAAGAACGCAAAGATAAAAGGACAACAAGCACCAAACAGTAGATTTAAATTTAAAAGAAGAATACCATCAGCACCATTTGAACAATGGGCAAAGTTTAGAAACATTAGATTGCGTGATGCAAAAGGTAAATTTGCAAAAGGCAATTATAAATCAATAGGATATATTATAGCTAAAAATGTATGGGCAAGGGGAATTAAACCTTCTTTATTTTTTACTAAACCATTTGAAGATGGATATAAGAAATACATAGATACAGATTTAATAAAAGCGTTTGGAGACGATATAGAAACATTAATAGATTACACAATAACAAATAAATAAAATGGAAGTAATATTTGTAAGAAGTCCATATTTTATACAAGTAGATGAAGCAAGTCAACTTGAAAGTAAAGTTGAATTATTTATATGGCATAAAGGTGAAAGTGAACCAGCAACAGCTACATATACTTTAAGCAAAAAAGCAGCATCAGCTACACAAACTAATAATATATATAATATATCAAATTACGTTAAAGAGTTTATAGATATAACAAATCCAATATCTATAAATATACCAACAGAAGAAGAAAATTATAATTGGTGTTATGTTAAAGTTAAAAGATATTATTCAACTACTGCTAATAATCCATCACCAACTTTATTAGATACAAATACATTTGTTGCTACAAATGGCTATACAAATTATTTTGATGGTTATAATAATTCAATAGATGATACATTTATTCCAATGAATTTATTTCAAGAAAATAAAGTATATAAATATTATGATAGTCCTATTGGTGTTTATCAATATCTAACTTTCTTTATTGATTACACAAATGACGCTGATGAATATATAGTAAGGTATACTAATTTTGATGCATCACCTACTATATCTGATGAAACGATTTTAAATGGAGAAACAGAAACACAATATTTATTTTCTATTCCTATTAGTTTAGGTGGTATATATTATACTGAAGGTAATAAAATAGAAATATTAAAAAATGATGTAGTTATTGCAACTTATATTTTTAAAACAGAATGTGAAACTAAATACAATCCTATAAGAGTAGATTATATAAACAAATTAGGTGCTTGGGATTTCATTACATTCTTTAAAGCAAGAACTGAAAATTGGGAAGTTAAAAATAAAGAATATCAATTATTACCAGATGATGTAAACTATAATCCAATAAGAGGTGAAAGTAAAGCATTTAATTATGAAGCTAAACAATCTATAAAAGTAAATACAGGTTGGGTTGAAGAATACTATAATGAACTTATAAAAGATTTAATGGTTTCAGAAACTATATTATTATATGACTATGAAACAGAAACACAAAAGCCAGTTAAATTAAAAACAATGACAACTGATTTAAAAACTTCTTTGCAAGATAAGATGATTAATTACCAAATAGATTTTGAGTACAATTACAATCAAATTAATAATGTAATATAATGGAATTATATATTTATGTAGATGATGTTGCACATAGAGTTGAAATGTTTCAAGATGAAAAAGTTTCAGTAACTTCTACTATACAAAATTATCAAGATATTGGAAAGCTATTTACGGACTATTCACAATCATTTACTATTCCAGCATCACCTACAAATAATGCTATATTTTCACATTGGTATGATAATGCAGTTGATAATGGATATGATGCAAGGATAAGATATAGTGCATATATTGAAATAGAAACAATACCATTTAAAGAAGGTAATGTACAATTAGAAAAAGCAAATAAAAAGAATGGTTATGTTGAAAGTTATACACTTACATTTTATGGTAACCTTACACAATTAAAAGATAAGTTTGGTGAAGATAAATTAAATAGTTTAGATTTTAGTTCTTTAAATCATACTTATGATGCTACAACTGTTATTGGTAAAATAAATACTAATGCTGGTGGTTTAACATATCCATTAATTGGTAATACAAGAAAGTTTGAATATAAAACTGCAACTACTTTTGATGTAACTACAAATACAGGTGCTATTAATTGGGATGATTTATTTCCAGCAGTACCTATAACATCAATATTAGATTTTATAGAAGCAAAATATGGTTTAACATTTACAGGTAATTTTTTAGGATACAATCAATTTAGCAAGTTGCAAATGTTGATGAAAAATAGCGAATTACCAAGAGCATATAATGCTGGAGTTTTTTACGACCAAAATAGATTTAGTAATACTGCTACTTTTCCAGAATATAACACAACAACTGATACAATAACATCAGATTGGGATAGTATTTATTTTTCAAATAATGGTCCACCTACTTATACTATTGGTGGAAATAAGATGATTAGAATTTTCTTTGTAACTACTCCAAATACTGGTTTTACCACAACAAATTATAAAGTTGAATTATATAGAGATGGTGTTATATTTCAAACATTTGATAATTTAGTTGGAACTACTCAAGTAACATTATTAGATGTTAAACAAGTAGAAGACCCAGCAAGTCATCAATATAAAATTAAAGTTTCAGCATTAGGTGCTTTTGATTTTAAAGGATACCTAAATTATGAAAGAAGAAATGCTTTTGGGGCAAGGTCTACATTTTCTGTAAACTATGCAGCAAGTGGTGCTCCTACTGGTCAATCATTTTCAGCTATACAAAATGTTGTTAATTATGTACCAGATATTAAAGTTGCAGATTTCTTTATGGGTTTAGTTAAAATGTTTAATTTAATTATTACACCAGTTAATGAAACTACATTTTTATTAGAACCTTTAGAATTGTATTATCAAGCTGGTCAAATAAAAGATTTAACACCATTTATTTATGCTGATGAATTAGATATTGAAAAGCCAAAACTATTTAAGTCAATAGAGTTTAAATATGAAAAATCTGAAAACATTTTAAACAATGCATTTAGAGGTTTATTCAATAGAGATTATGGTGATTTAATTTTTGATAGTGGTTCAATTTCTGAAAGTAGTAAGTATGAAATTAAACTACCATTTGAAGATGTAATGTGGGAAAGAGCAACAGGATATGATTTTCAAACTGCTACATTATTAAACAAAGATTTACAAAGTTATACACCTAAACCAATATTAATGTATAACAATGGATTAACTAATGTTTCTGCTTTTCCTATTAAAATTTATAATGGAACTGGTTACACAAACGTAAATAACTATGTAAGATTTAACAATGAAATAAATACAGGTGCAACTGATTTAAGTTATTTATATTCTATAAATTTTGGTAATGAAGTTTCATCTTGGTATTTAGTAAATGCACCACAAGGTTTATACAGAAGACACTACGAACAATACATAGCAAATCTATATAATCAAAAGACAAGAGTTTTAAAAGCAAAAGCAAAATTAGAACCACAAAACTTAACTAATTTAAGATTAAATGATAGGATAGTAATAAGGGATAATAGATATATTATAAATTCTTTTACTACTGATTTAACAAGTGGTGAAGCAAACTTTGAATTAATAAATGATTATAGAGTATTAGGTTTTAATAGTGTTGGTTATAGATTTGCAAACATAGATTTATTAAATGTAGATAATACAGCACAAGAATTTCAACTTGATATTTATTTAGGAATGTTTAAACAATTTTCAATTAAAACACTTTCAGGTTTTATTTCATCGCCAACAAGTGGTGTGCAATATCAAGATACAAGTATTATAGTTACAATAGCTGCTAATGCAACTGCTGCTGAAAGAACTGAAAATATAACTATAACATATAGAGATTTTGACAATAATGATTTATTAATAGATATTCCAATAATACAAAACGCATAATGATAAAGTTAATATTAGAAATGCTACAATTAGATGAGCATTACGGACAATCTGAAACAATAGAAATTGCAAAAGGTAAATATGAATTGCCAACAACTTGGTCAAGAACATTTAAACAAATAAAAAGAGAATGGAAAACAAAGAAATAAATTTAAAGATAAATAGTAACATTGATGATGTAACTAAAGAAGTAAAATCTTTAAATAAAAGTTTAGAAAAAACAACTGATGAAGTAAAAGAAGTTGGTAAAAATACTAAAGAATCAGAAAAAAGCACAAAGACTTTAGCTGATGGTTTCAAAGGTGTAGGTTTAGCTATTAAAGCAATGGGTATTGGTCTTGTGATTAGTGCTATGGGTACTTTAAAAGAAGTATTTATGAGCAATCAAAAGGTTGCTGATGCTGTTGCTACAGGTATGGGAACTGTTGTAAATGTTTTCACAAAAGTTGTTGATGTTGTTATTTCGGTAATTGAAAAAGTAAATAATTCAAGTGGTGGTTTTAAAGGATTAACAAATACTATAAGTGGTTTAATTACAATTAGTTTAACACCTTTAAAATTAGGTTTCTATGCAATATCTTTAGCTATTGATGAAGCTAAACTTGCTTGGGAAGAAAGTTTCTTCGGTGATGGTGATACAAAAACAATAGATAAATTAAATAAAAGAATTTCAACTACAAAAGATAATATTGTTGAAGTTGGTAAAGATGCATTAGACGCTGGTAAAAAAGTTGTAAATAATATAGGTGCTGCTATAAATGAAGTAGGTGCAGTAGTTGAAGGAACAATAGATGGTGTTAGTAAAATATCTGTAAAAGCTGCTTATGAACAAGCAAAGGCAAATGTTCAATTACAAAACACAGCAAAGTTAGCAGAAGCAAATCAAGCAAGGTTAGTAGAACAATATGACAGACAAGCAGAAAAATTAAGACAAATAAGAGACAATGATTTAATTTCTATTGATGACAGAATAAAAGCAAATAATGATTTAAAAGATGTTTTAGATAAACAACAAAAAGCTATGATTGGTCAAGCAGATATGCAAATTGCTGCTGCAAGAAATACTTATGAAATGAATAAAAGTATTGAAAACCAAGTAGCTTTAACAAATGCTTTAGCAAACAAAGAAGGTGTACTTGCACAGGTTGAAGGATTACGAAGTGAACAAATAGCAAATAACATAGCATTAACAAAAGAGAAAACTGCATTACAACAATCAGAACTTGAAAATTTAACTAACCTATCAATTGAACAAAAGAAATTTAATGCTGAATTAGAAAAAGATGATTTATTAAGATTAGAAAAATTAAGGGCAGTATTAGAAGAAGAAAAAGCTATTGAACTTGCAAGGTTACAATCTAAAATAGATGGTGCTGCATTTGGCACACAAGCAAGAATAGATGCAGAAAATGAATACAAAACAAAATCACAAGAAATAAACAATGCAATAATAACTAATAAAGCAGAAACTGATAAAGTAATTCTTGAACAAGAAAAAGCAGTTGCTGAAGGTAAGAAAGCTATTCAAGATGCATCGTTTGCTGCTATGGAAGGTGGTATTAGTTTATTAAAAGGTTTATTTGAAAAAAACAAAGCAATTCAAAAGGGATTATTGTTAGTTGAAAGTGCTGTTGGTATTGCTAAAATTGTTACTAATACTGTTGCTGCTGATGCTGCTGATGGTCTTGTTGCTGCCACAATGGGACCAGCTGGTATTGCATATAAAGCTACTAAATTCACTTTAAATAGAATTAACGCTGGTATTGGTATTGCTGCAAATATAGCAGCTACTGCAAAAGCATTAAGTGCTTTAGGTGGTGGTGGTTCTTCAAGTAAACCAGATATGGGTGGTGGTGCTGGTGGTGGTGGTGGTGCTGCTCCACAATTTAACGTAGTTGGAAATAGTGGTGTTAATCAATTAGCAGAAACAATGGCAGGAAAATCAGCACAAGCACCAATACAAGCATATGTTGTAGCCAATGATGTAACAACTGCACAAGGTTTAAATAGAAACATAGTAACTAATGCAAGTTTAGGATAATGTTACTTAAAAGTATCATTAACTATGTTTTTTTGACTTAATGATACTTATTTAAAACAAAATATAAATAATTTAATTTTTAAAAAAAAAGAATAATGAAAAAGTTAGAAACTATTTATTTAGATATAGACGAAGAAAATATTCAAGATGGGATTGATGCAATTAGTTTAGTTAAATTTCCAGCTATTGAAGAAAATTGGGTTGCACTAAATGAACACAAAGTAGAATTAAAAACTATTGATGAAGATAAAAGAATAGTTATAGGTTTAGCTTTAATACCAGAAAAAGATATTTACAGACGTAATGGTGATTATGAATATAACATTCGTTTCTCAAAAGATACAGTTAGAAAAGCATCAGAACTTTATTTAAAGAAACTTAAAATTCATAATTCAACATTAGAACACGAAAAGAAAACTGAAGGTGTTTACACAATAGAAAGTTGGATAGTTGAAGATGTTAAAAAAGATAAGTCTGCAATTTACAATTTAAATGCAGTTGAGGGTGCTTGGGTTGTAGTTCAAAGAATAGACAATGATGAAGTATGGGCAGATGTTAAAAGTGGCTTATATCAAGGTTATAGCATAGAAGGATACTTTAGTGAAAAAGCAGAATTAAATTTACAAGAAAGTAAAGATTTAGAATTGATTGAAAAGATAAAACAAATATTAATTAATGTTTAACATATTTAAAATGGGAAAAAACAAATACACAAGTCCAAAAGATGGAAAAAGAGGTTGTTTATGTGATGATAGCACATATTCAAATGAATGTTGCAAAGGTGAATTAATAAATCAAGGTATTGGTTCAACAGTTGCACAAGGTACATCAACAGTAACAGTTGTAGATGGAGTAAGAACTATTGTTAGACAAAACGGATAACAATTTATAACAAATATAAATAGTATTAATTTTTAAATAAAAAAAGAATGAACCCAGAAGTAAAAAAGATTGGTAACAAGTTATTTGACAAAGTAGAATTGTCAAGTACAAAAGTAGAATTAGGTATATCTGAAGATATGTCTAAATTAACATCTGAAGCAGAAGCTATGCTTACTAAATTAAGAAATGACAATAATTCATTAAGAAATGCAGATAAAGCAATTTCAGATGCTATTACACAAGGTCAAAAATTAAAATCAGAAGCGTTAAAAAATATATCTTCTGCTGAATCTATTATGAAAAAAATTCCATCAATTTTAAATAAAGCAGAAGCATCTGCAAAAGATTTAGGATTAGATGTAAAATCAATTCCTACTTACAGTCCTTTAAGTAAAATATTAGATATATTAGAAGTATATACAGAAGATAAAGAATTTAGCGAATATAAAAATTTATAATAAATCTAAGTAAATATGAATGTAATTAATCAAATCAAAGAACTTTTGGGTATGGATGTAAAACTTGCTCAAATGAAACTAATGGATGGTGTTACTGTTATTGAAGCAGAAACATTTGAACCAGAAATGGCAGTCTTTATTGTAAATGAAGATGAAAGAGTACCAATGCCAGTTGGTGAGTATATGTTAGAAGATGGTAACGTATTAAAAGTAGAAGTAGAAGGTGTTATTGCATCTATTGAAATGCCAAAAGAAGAAGCACCTGAAGTTGAAGAAGAAGTAGAAACTACTAAAAAAGAAGAAGAAATGAATGCTGAAGTAGCTACACCAAAAAGAGTAGTTGAAAGTGTTACTAAAGAAATGTTCTTTTCTGAAATTGAAAAATTAAGAGCAGAAATTGCTGAATTGAAAAGTGTAAAAACAGAAGTAGTAGAATTATCAAATGATAACATTGAAGTTTTTTCACACAATCCAGAAGCTACTAATGAAGTTAAAATGAATTTATATTCAAGAAAAAGAAATGCTACAACATTTGATGTAGTATTGAGTAAATTAAACAAATAATAAAAATAAAAATTAAATAAAAAATGGCTACAACAACAAGTATTACAACAACCTATGCGGGAATTTTTGCAGGTAAATACATATCTGCTGCATTATTATCTGCTTCAACTATCGAAAATGGTGGTATTGAAGTAAAACCAAAAATCAAGTACAAAGAGGTTATCAAAAAAATTGCAACTGACGGAATTGTTAAAAATGCAACTTGTGATTTTGATGCTACTTCTACTGTAACATTAACTGAAAGAATTATACAACCAGAAGAATTCCAAGTTAACCTACAATTATGCAAGAAAGATTTCCGTAGTGATTGGGAAGCCGTTCAAATGGGTTATTCTACATTTGATACTTTGCCACCTGCATTTGCTGATTTCTTATTAGCACACGTAGCTGCTAAAGTTGCTGAAAAAACAGAACAAAACATTTGGAAAGGTGCTACTGCTACTGCTGGTGAGTTTGATGGATTTGTAACACTTGCTACTGCTGATGCAACTGTTTTAGATGTAGCTTCTCCTGCTTCAGGTGGTGTAACTGCTGCTAACGTAATTGCTGAAATGGGTAAAGTAGTTGATTTAATTCCTGCTACACTTTACGGAAAAGAAGATTTGTATTTATACGTTTCTCAATCAGTTGCCCGTGATTATGTGCGTGCTTTGGGTGGTTTTGGTGCATCAGGTTTAGGTGCTAATGGTACTAATAATTTGGGAACACAATGGTGGAATAACGGAAGTTTATCATTTGACGGAATTAAAATATTTGTTTGTAATGGAATGGCTAACGATTATATGATGGCTGCACAAAAATCTAACTTGTTTTTTGGAACTGGTTTATTAGCAGATAGCCAAGAAGTTAAGTTAATTGATTTGGCTGATTTGGATGGTTCACAAAATGTAAGAATAGTAATGAGATTCACTGCTGGTGTACAATACGGAATTGGTTCAGAGATTGTACTTTACACTCCTGCAGCATAATCATAAATAAATAAATTTTAAAAGGGTGGTGGAATAAACACCACCTTTTTTTTAACTTTAAAAATATATAAATATGGCTTGTGATATTAGTTTAGGTAGATTAGAACCTTGCAAAGATAGCAATGGTGGATTAAAAGCAGTTTACTTTGTAAATTGGGGTGAACTTGGTGGTGTTACTTATGGAACTGGTGACCAAACAGATGCAATAGAAGAAAATAACGCTGATGCACCAGTAGATGCTTATAGATATGAGTTGAAAGGTACTTCATCTTTTACACAAACAATTACATCTTCAAGAGAAAATGGAACTACATTCTTTCAACAAGAATTAGCATTGACTTTGAAAAAATTGTCAATAGTAGACCACAAACAAATTAAACTTTTGGCATATGGTAGACCACAAGTAATTGTTGAAGATAACAATGGTAATTTCTTCTTTTGTGGATTAGAACACGGAATGGATGTAACAGGTGGAACTATTGTAACCGGTGCAGCTATGGGTGATTTAAGTGGATATACATTAACACTTACAGGAATGGAACCAGTACCAGCTAACTTCTTATTAAATAGTTTAGCTGCAAGTAATTTTAATGTAATTATTACAGATTAATAATTGTTTTTTTGTTTTTTAATTAAGGGATGCTTATGTGTCCCTTTTTTATTTTAATCCTATATTAAAACAATTTCAACTTACTTTTATTTTTAAATAAAAAGATAATGATAATTTTAAAAGAACAAGTAGAAGAACAATCTTTGAAATTCATTCCAAGACAATACAAGGCAACATCAATAGTTTTGGTAAATGAAATGACAAATGAAAGTATTACTATAACATCTGATTTTTATATAGATGGTTATTATCTATACACAACAGCTACATTTGATTTAATAGAAGGTAATTTTTATACTTTATCTATTTTGAATGATACTGATGTAGTTTATAAAGACAAAATATTTTGCACAAATCAAGTTATTGCTAATTTTTCAATTAACGATGGTCAATATGTAGCAAATCAAACAACTAATGATTATATAGTTTATGAGTAATAATTCAAATATTTCTATTGTAAATTTAAGTGCTTATACATCACCTAAAATACAAGAAAATAAAAAGCAAGGTTATATAGAATATGGTGATGATAATAATTACTTTCAGTTTTTAATTGATAGGTTCTTATATTCAACTACAAATGGTGCTATTATTACAGGTATATCAAATATGATATATGGTAAAGGTTTAGATGCTTTAGATGCAGCAAGAAAGCCAAATGAATACGCACAAATGAAAACCTTATTTAAGCCAGATATGTTGCGTAAAGTATGTTTAGAACGCAAACTGATGGGTATGGCTTCTATGCAAATAGTAAAGCAAAAGAATAGAATAGTTAAAGTTGAGCATTTTCCAATACATACATTAAGAGCAGAAAAATGTAATGATAAAGGACAAATAGAAGCTTACTTTTATTCAGCAGATTGGAGTAAAGTTAAACCTTCTGAAGTATTAAAAAGAATACCAGCTTGGGGATTTGGTAATGGTAATGAAATAGAAATAATGGTTATTAAACCTTATTTACCAATATTTCACTATTATACACCAGTTGATTATAATGGTGCATTAGATTATGCTTTATTAGAAGAAGAAATATCTGTTTATCAAATAAACGATGTAAAGAATGGCTTCAGCGGAACTAAAGTTATCAATTTCAATAATGGAATTCCGACAGAAGAGATGCGTGACCAAATTAAAGCAGATGTTAAAAACAAACTAACTGGTTCACGAGGTGATAAAGTAATTGTAGCTTTTAATGCAAATGCTGAAAGCAAAACAACAGTTGAAGATATACCATTAACAGATGCACCAGCACACTATGAATATTTAAGTAATGAATGTTTTAATAAGTTAATTGTAGGGCATAGAGTTACTTCACCTATGTTGTTAGGAATTAGAAATGGTGATGGTGGTTTAGGTAACAATGCTGATGAAATTAAAACTGCTACTTTATTATTTGATAATATAGTTATTAAACCATATCAATATGAAATAATAGAAGCATTAAATGAAATATTATTTTACAATGATATTAGTTTAAAATTATACTTTAAAACTATTCAACCATTAGAATTTACTGAATTAGATAATACACAAAATGCAGACCAAGTAAAAGAAGAAACTGGTTTAAGTTCTCACACTTGTTTATCTTCAGATATTGCAGATGCTTTAATTGCAAAAGGTGAACAATTAGGTAATGAATGGACTTTAGTAGATGAAGTAGAAGTTGATTATGAAAAAGAAGATGAATATGATGCTGAAATTGATTTTATAAATGAAAACAATAAAAAAAGCAAAAGTGCATTATCTAAAATATGGCAATTTGTTTCAACAGGTACTGCAAGACCAAATGCAAAAAGTCCAGAACAAGATGAACTTATTGATGGTGTACAATTCATAACAAGATATGTTTATAGTGGTAATGCTACTGGTCAAAGAGAATTTTGCAATAAAATGATTAATGCAGATAAAGTATATAGAAAAGAAGATATTATTGCAATGGAAAGTCAAGCAGTAAATGCTGGTTTTGGAAAAGGTGGTTCTGATAATTATTCTATTTGGCTTTATAAGGGTGGTCCAAGATGTGAACACAAATGGTTACGTAGAACTTATGCAAATTTTGAAGGTGTTAAAATTGACACTACAAGTCCAAAAGCAAAAGACAAAGTTATTAGTGCTGCTATTGCAGAAAAGTATGGTTATAGAATAAGAAATGAAAAAGAAGTTGCTATGAAACCAGCAGATATGCCAACAAAAGGTTTTACACAAGAATATTGGGATAAAATGGGATTTACAAATTAAGATATGGCACAAGCATTATTTGTTACAAGAGATGATATTGTTAGGTTTACAGCATTAAATGGAAATATTGATGTAGATAAATTTGTTCAATATATTAAGATTGCACAAGATACACATATACAAAATTATTTAGGGACACAATTATTTAATAGACTAAATGATGATATTGTAAATGATGACTTAATAGAACCATATACAACGCTTTTAAGCAAGTATATCAAACCTATGGTAATACACTGGTCAATGGTAGAGGCACTTCCCTTCTTGGCGATTACAATAGCTGGAAAAGGTATCTACAAACATACATCAGAAAACGCTACAAATGTTGAAAAGAATGAAATTGATTTCTTGGTAGAAAAAGCAAGGGATATAGCACAACATTACACAAATAGGTTTATAGATTTTATGTGTTTTAACCAAGCAGATTTTCCTGAATATAATGCTAATTCAAATGGTGATATGTATCCAGATAGAGATGCTTATTTTACTGGATGGGTACTATGATAAATAAATATAAACCAAAACAATCTAACATTATAAAGTTAGAAATATTTTTAAAAAAAATAGAAAACAAAACTAAAGATGGGATTAAATTTTCAAAGCATTAAAGGAGACACATTTGAAGAAGTAACTTTTGAGTTACTATTAAACGATGAACCATATAGTTTAGAAGATGCTATTATTAGAATGCAGTTACGTAAAGAATATGGTGGTATTCCATTTTTATCTTTAACTTCAGTTGCAAATGCTGGTATAACAATAACTGATGATGTAAATGGTTTATTTAAGATTAATGAACAAATAATTGATATTTGTGCTTTTAATTATTTATATGATATAGAAATTGAATTTGGTGATGGTACTGTTAAAACTTACATAAGTGGAAATTTTGTAATTAAAAATGATGTAACAAGATAATGAGTGATATTATAGATATAAACGTAGGTGAAACCATTGAAGAAGTTACTATTAATGTTACTGATAATCTTATTACAGTTAATATAAATAAAGTAACAGGTGGTGGTGGTGGAACACAAACATTAGCACAAACTTTAGATTTAGGAAATGTAACAGATGGTGAAAATATAAATATTTCAAATGGTGATGCTATTATATTAGATAATGGTTCAATGCTTAAAAAAGGAACTATTGATGCTGGTAATGGTGGTTCTAAAGGTATTTCACAAATTTGTGGTGTAGGATATGAACACAAATGGGAAGCTGGTAGACTTTACATAATGAATGATGGTGGAACTATTATTCGTGAAGTATCACATAATCTTACTTATACACCAACTGCAACAGATGATGTAACTAAAGGTTTTGTTCAAAATACAAGATGGATTTTAGACAATGGTGATGTTTATCTTTGTATAGACCCAACAGAAGATGCAGCAGTTTGGGAATTAGTAAATACTGGTATTACACCAACGCTTCAACAAGTTACTGATGCTGGAAATACAACAACAAATGATGTAGAAGTAAATTCATTAGGCTTATATAGTAATGATGTAGTTGATTATGGTTATTTAAGTTGGACTGATGATTTAGGGTTATCATTTAAAAATCATACAACACAAGAAGTATTTAATGTAGATAAAAATAGTAATTCTTTATCTTTTATAAATGATAATGATTTTAAAGCAAAAATACAATCATCAACATTAAGTGATAATAGAGTTTATCAATTACCTGATGCAGATGGAACATTTGCTTTAACTACTGATATTCCTGACACTTCAACTTTAGTGCCTTATACAGGTGCAACTGCTGATGTTGATTTAGGTGAATATGAATTAAAAGCTGGTCAAATAGAATTAGACACTACACCAAGTGGAACTGCTGGTGTTGCTGTTACAAGATGGAATGATACTTTAGGAAGTACAGAAACCACTTTAAAAGGTGGTAATGTTATTTTAAAAAATGGAGTTGATTTAGTTGCAAGAATAGTAAACAAAGTTTCACCTAATACTACATTAACAAAAGCAGCATATCAAGTTGTAAAAGTTAGTGGTGCTCAAGGTCAAAGATTAGCAGTTGATTTAGCAAGAGCTAATAATGATTTAAATAGTGCTGATACTTTAGGGATAGTAACAGAAACTATTGCTGCAAATCAAGAAGGATTTATTATTACAGTTGGTCAATTAGAAGGTATAAATACAACAGGAAGTTTACAAAGTGAAACTTGGTCAGATGGTGATGTATTATATTTATCACCAACAACTGCTGGTAAAATGACAAATATTAAACCAAATGGTTCAACTGGTCATATTGTTGTTTTAGGTTACGTTGAATATGCTCACGCAATCAATGGTAAGATTTATGTTAAGATAATGAACGGATGGGAACTTGATGAACTTCACAATGTTTTTATTTCAAGTGTAGCAAACAATCAAGGTTTAGTTTATGAAACTTCAACAGATTTATGGAAAAATAAAACAATAGATAAATCATTTGTTGGATTAGGTAATGTAGATAATACAAGTGATGCAAATAAACCAGTAAGTTCAGCACAAACAACTGCTATAAATGCAAAAGTAGCTGATGCTATTACAGATGGTGTTACAACAATAGCACCAAGTCAAAACGCTGTGTTTGATGCATTGGCATTAAAACAAAATGCTTTAGCATATACGCCTTATAGATTTATTCAAACTTCACAAACTGCTCACACTGGTACAACTGCTGAAACTATTATAGCAACTGCAACTATTTCTGGTAATACCTTTAATAGTACTGATATAATGAAAATTTTATATTTAGTTTCAAAACCAATTACAACTGGAACTACTACAATTCGTTTAAGAATAAATACAAGTAATACTTTATCTGGAGCAACACAAATAGCTACTTTTTCATCTGCTGCTTTAGCATCAAATATATTAATAACACGAACTTTTTCTTTGAACGGTGGTAATTTGTATGGATTTCCTTTTAGTACTTCATCAGTTACAGATATTGCTAATACTGCTGGTGTAACTGGTTCAACTTCTTATAATACTGCAAATACATTGTACTTGTTTTTTACTTTAACATTAGGGACTTCTGGAGATAGCTCAACACCTGTAATGTGTTACATAAATAACTAAATATGAAAACAATAATAAATATATCAACTAATCAAGTTGTCGGAGTTACTTACTCAAATGAATGTTTAGAAACTGAAGTTTTAATTAATGAACTTTTGCAAGTTGAAATGGTTAAACCATATTTTAATTTTGACACAAGAACATTTTATGAAGGTGCAACACCAGAAGAAATAGACCAAGCATTCAAAGATAAAACACCAAGCGAGGTACAACTTTGGAGAGTGCGAACTATTTTAAAGTTAATGAATTTAGAAACTACAATAGAAAGTGCTTTAGACCAATTAGATGAACCAAATAAAACTGCTGCTAAAAATGTTTGGAACTATGGTACAACAGTAGAAAGAAATAGTCAAACTGTTTTATTTATTCAGTCTGTTACAGGAATGACTGATGACCAAGTAGATGAAATATTTCAACAAGCTGAAGCAATAGTGATATGATTTGGTTATTAGAAAATTGGGTTGCAATAGTTAGTACAATATCAATTCCAATAGCTTGGATATTTGGTGGTAAACAAGCTAAAAAAGTTGAAATAAAAAACAGCAATGGTGACTTTTTAACTAAAGTTCAAAATATCTATGATGCTTTAGTTGAAGATTTAAAAACTGATAGGGATGAATTAAGAGCTTGTAATGTTGAACAAACTAAAGATATTGCAGATTTAAGAAATGATGTTAGAAGTTTACAAAAGCAATTTAATGATTTGTATTTAGCTTATGCAAAAGAAGTAGAAGCAAGTAAATATTGGAAAGATAAATTTAATGAATTAGAAGGTAAATATTTGCAGTTGGAAAAAGACCACGAAGCACTTAAAAAGCAATTTGAAAGCTATAAAAAAACAAACAGATGATATTAGATAATAAAGGTTATTTATTTATAACTAAACACGAAGGATTGAGTTTAAATCCTTATTTGTGTCCAGCTAAAATACCAACAATAGGTTATGGAAATACATATTATTCAGATGGTAAAAGAGTAACACTATTAGACAAAGATATTACTAAACAACAAGCATTTGAAATGTTTAAAGAAATAGCTAATAGATTTGCAAAAAGAGTAGATGAATTAGTGATAACTGAATTAACACAAAATCAATTTAATGCTTTAGTTTCATTTGCTTATAATGTTGGAACTGGTAATTTTTCTTCATCTACATTATTAAAAAAAATAAATAAAAATCCTAATGACTTAACACTAAAAGCAGAATTTTTAAGATGGAATAAAGCTGGTGGTAAAGTTATTAATGGTTTAACAAATAGAAGAAATGAAGAAGCTGATTTATATTTTAGTTAGTTTATTATTTATATCTTGTGGTTCAAGAAAAGTTAGTAAAACAAATTTAGAAGAAAAGAAAGATAGTGTTTCAGTTGTTGATGTAAAAACAGAAATAAAAACAAATGAAAATACTGAAATAAACAACAATTCTAAAATAGATAAAACTGAAGATGAAATTATAATTGAACCAATAGATAACACAAAAGAAATAGTTGTAAATGGTAAAACTTATAAAAACGTTAAAATAAGACACAAAAAAACAAAAGACAATAGTTTACATACAAATCAAAAGAAAGTGTCACAAAACGCTTTAAAACAACAAATAAAACATAGTAAGCAAGTTGTTTCTACTTCAAAAGTATTAAAAGAAAAAAAAATAGATAAAAAAGAAAGTTTAGTTATATATTTTTATTATATATTATTAATTATATTATTTTATATTATTTATAAATATAGATTTAAAATTATTAATTATATATTTAAGTTATTTATTTAATATATTATATATTTATTATTATATTTTTTAATATATATATTATATTATCTTTGAATTAAATAATTATATATATATATTTATTATAATATTCTTGAATTAATTAAATTATTATATATATTAAATATTTGTTTATAAGTAATTATTTTATTTATATAATTAAATATTATATTTGAAATATAGATTTAATATTTTAAAATTATTATTTATTATAATATTCTTTGAACTAAATAAATAAATATATATTAAATTATAATATTCTTTGAACTAAATAAGTTATTTATATTAATATATATATTATTAAGAAATTAAAAATAAAGAAAATAAACGTTTTTAAGACACAATTTTTAGTCAAGGTATATAAGTATACTTAAAATCAATTATCTTTGTTTAAATCATATCTAAAATACGTTATATGACAAAAGTAGCAAAGAAACCTTTAAGGAAAAATCTAATAAAAGAATTAGATACAATTTTTAGCCAGTATATTCGTTTAAGATATGCAAAAAATGAAATAGCTGAATGTGTTACTTGTGGCAAAAAAGACCATTGGAAAAAGATGCAGAACGGCCATTTTATGAGTAGAGCAAATTACTCAACAAGATGGGATGAAGATAATTGCCAGGTTCAATGTATGGGTTGCAACGTTTTCAAGGCGGGTGAACAATATAAATATAGTTTATATCTTGGTAATAAGTTATCAGAAGAACTTTATTTAAAATCAAAACAAATAGTTAAATTTGCTGATGTAGAATTAATTGATATGATTGATTACTATAAACAACAGGTAAATATCTTGCATAAATTTACATAATGTTTTTTAAATTGTTTTTGTCAAGAAGGAGTGGTTTTATAGCCACTCTTTTTTTTGTATAAAAGTTAAAGAAATGTTAAAGTTTATTTTTGTATTAATTTAATAGTTAGATTTGTACCATAATTAAAAAACAAATAACAATGAAAGATTTATTAGACTACAACAGATTTAGAATTGAAACAATGCAAAGTAAGATTTGCGAATTAGAAAGTTTATTAAGTACATTAGAAACTTATTGCTTTGAATTAGCAGATGAACAATGCCCAAAAGAGTACAAAACAATTATTAAAAAAGAATTATACAATTTAAAAACAAAGTAAAATGAAAGATTTAAACTTAAATCAAAAACTATCTTTAATTCAAAAAGAATTTAAAGCAAACAAATCAAAATTTAATAGTTTTGGTAAATACAATTTTAGAAGTGCTGAAGATATATTAGAAGCATTAAAACCATTTAATGAAAAATACCAAGTATCATTTGTAATTAGAGAAGATATTATAAATGTTAATCCACCAATTATTAATTCAAGTGCTTGTATGTTAGATAATAATGGTGTTAATGAAATAATAGCTACTGCAATAGTAGGTGTTGATTTAAATCAAAAAGGAATGCAAGTACCACAACAATTTGGTTCTGCTTCTTCTTATGCTAAAAAATACGCATTAGGTAACTTACTTTTAATTGATGATACACAAGATGCTGATGCAACTAATAAACACGATAAAGAAGTAAAAGCAGAAGAAGAATTAAAATGGTTAAATAAAAACACACCAGAATTTAACAAAGCTATTGAATATTTAAAAAATGGTGGTAATATTGCAACTATTGAAAATAAATATAAATTAGCAAAAGCAGTTAAAGATGAATTGTTGAAAGTAAAATAGGGAAGCTGAAAACTATATAGAGTAAGCAAATTTTAAATATAAAAAATATGAGTGCAATTATTAATGTAAGTTTAAGAGTAGACAAATTACCAAAAGAAAAATTTGTATCAGGTAAAGATGGCGCAGTATACTACAATTTCACAGTTGGGGTAAATGATGAAGCTAATCAGTTTGGTCAAAACGTTTCTTTAACTGATAGTCAAACACAAGAAGAACGTGAAGCAAAGAAACCTAAAGTTTATTTAGGAAATGGTAATGTAGTATGGACAAATGGTGAAATTAAAACAGCACCTAAAAAAGACAAAGTAACTGCATCAGTTGAAAGTGATTTACCATTTTAAATTTAATTGGGCAGTTTAAACGCTGCCCTTTTTTAACAAAAACAATGACAAAAGAACAAAAACAAGAAAAACGTTTAATGATGGAATTTATAGTTGATGAAGCTATATTAAATCCATTAGAAAAAATAGAACATCCAAAACCAGCAATATCATTCGGTGTTAAAAGTTATGAAAGTAAAGATGGTGAAATTATATTTCCAGTACCATTAGGAACTTATGGTAACTTTAGTTTTGTACAAGCACCACCTAAAAGTAAAAAAACATTTTTTGTATCATTATTATCAGC